CTTCGTATTCTGGTGAAGCTAAACAGAATTACAATGATAACTACGATAATATATTCGGTAAGAAAAAAGGTAAGTAATGGCTACTACATATTTAACATTGACCAATGAAGTACTGCGAGAACTTAACGAAGTTCAACTAACGTCAGCTAATTTTGCAAGTGCTGTAGGAATACAGGCTTTTGTAAAAGAAGCTATTAATAGATCTTTAAACGATATTGCAAACGCAGAACCGCAACTACCTTTTTTTGCTGCTGGAGATAGCGGTAGTACAGATCCTTTTTATGGAAATGTTACTGTTGCATCAGTTGCAGGAACAAGATGGTATACTCTTAAAGCAGGTAGTTCAAGTATAACTACTGATTATTCCTCTGTAGATTGGGATGATTTTTATGCTACAACTATCGGAGTTAGTGGAGAAACTGCTCCTTATGTATCTAAAGGTTTAAAATTTGTAACACTTACAGATTGGAAAAGGTATTTAAGAAACGCTGAAAACGCAGACGATGCAGATACACAGAACTATGGAGAACCTAGATATGTTATTCGCAGTCCTGATAATCGTAAATTCGGATTAAGCCCTATACCAGATAAAGTGTACAATGTACATTTCTATGCTTATAGTGCGCCTACTGCTCTTGGTGCGCATGGAGACGCTATAGTATTACCAGATCAATATTCTTCTGTTATTACAGCAAGAACACGTTATTATGTACATCAGTTTAAAGAAAACTTACAACAAGCAGCTTTTGCAATGGATGACTATAAAAAAGGTATGCGTTCTATGAAATCTAACCTTATTAATCCTCAACCTAAAAGCATGACAGATGATAGGACTTATTTCTAGTGGCAGCATCACAGCCTTTTTAAGTTGCTTTACAAGGAGGTTTAGATAAATCCAGTAATACTATGGAGCTTTTAACAAGACCGGGAGTAGCAACTAGATTATCTAACTTTGAAATTTCTACACGCGGTGGTTATAGGCGCATTAACGGCTATACGCAACTAGGAGATGGTACAAGACCTAACAGTTCTAATGAAATATTAGGTATGACTGTATATGCTGACGGTGTAATAGCTTCTTCAGGTACTAATATATACTTTAGTCAAGACGGTGATAGTTGGTTACAGATTAATAAAGCCAGTGTAGCAGGTGGTGGAGATAACTTTAGTACCTTTTCAGGTCGTAGTGCTTCAACTAGAACTTCTCAAGGTAAAGCACACTTTGCAACTTTTGAAGGTAATACTACATACGGTGAAGTTATTGTTACTGACGAAGGCTCTGGAGTAAAACCTTTCTATTTTAAGATGACAGGTACTGGAGATGCATTAAGTAGTAGAACTTTTTTTGCAAAAGAAATAACAGTAAGTGGTACACATTTCCCTAAGTTTTGTGTAATCCACGATAAACATTTAGTAGTTGCAGGTGCAGCTACAGCTTTAAATACTATATTCTATAGTGGTACAAGTGACATAGATGATTTTACTTCTACAGGATCAGGCAGTATTGTACTAGACGATCAAGTAGTAGGTTTAAAATCTTTCCGTAACGAGCTTTTTGTATTCTGTAGAAACTCTATATATAAGTTACAAAACATAAATGATTCAAGTACAATAGCAATAGTACCAGTTACAAAGAACGTAGGTTGTGTAGACGGTAAAACTATACAAGAGTTTGCAGGTGACTTGCTTTTCCTCGCTCCTGATGGTTTCAGAACTATTGCAGGTACAGCAAGAATTGGTGACGTTGAGTTAGGAACTGTTAGTAAAATGATACAACCTATTGTAAACGGAATATTTGATAACATTGTTGATTATGAATTTAGTAGTGTAGTACTTAGAGATAAGTCTCAATATAGAATGTACTATAGTGGTTCTGCAGAATCCACATTAAACTCAAAAGGTATTACAGGAACTCTCACAGCTAGAGGATTTGAATGGACAGAAGTAAGAGGTATACAAGCCCCTGCTATAGCTTCTGGTTTTAACTTTGCAGGTAAAGAAAAAGTTTATCACGGAGATAGGAACGGTTATATTTATAACCACGATACAGGAAGTTCTTTTAATCCTGAAGGAGTTCTAACAAGTATATTAGCAGAGTATCAATCACCTGATTATGATTACGGAGACTTCGGAACTTTAAAAACTTTAGATCACGTTAAAGTATCTTTAAGACCAGAAGGAGCAACAGATCCTACATTAAGAGTTAGATTTGATTTTGACACTACAGATAGAATACAGCCTCCAGATGTTTCATTAGAAACAAACGATCCTGCTATTTTTGGTTCTTCTATATTTGCAGCAACAGTTAAGTTTGGTGCGGCAGAATCTCCTTTAATAAGACAGGCTATTCAAGGAAGTGGACACAGTAACTTCTTTAAAATTTTTAGTGAGGACACAAATGCTCCTTACACAATAAATGGATTATATATAAACTACAGACCATCGGGAAGACAATAATAATAAGAGAGAATTAAATTATGGCTCAAACATATACTAGACAAAGTTCGATAGCAGATGGAGATACTATAACTGCCGCGCTTTTTAACAATGAATATAATCAACTTTTAAATGCTTTTGCTTATAGCTCAAGTAGTGCTTCATCTACAGGCCACAGACACGATGGAACTGCTGGACAAGGCGGTAATATTCATACTATTGGTGACTTAGACTTTTTAAATAAAATTGTTGCAGACAGTACTAATAATCGTTGGGGAGTCTTTGTACAGGTATCTAGTGCAGCCGTAGAGCAAGTAAGAATATCTGACGGTGTTGTTTCTCCTGTTACAGACAGTGATGTTGATCTAGGTACAAGTTCTCTTTATTTTAAAAATGCTTACATAGATGCTATAACTACTACAGGTAACGTAGCTGTAGGCGGTAACTTAACAGTTACAGGTACTACAGCTTTTAATGGTGGTACACTTACTCTTGGTGATTCTGCTGCAGACAACGTAGTCTTTGGTGCAGACATTAACAGTAATATAATTCCTAACACAGATAGTGCTTTTGATTTAGGTAGTTCTTCACAGGAATGGAGAGACTTATACTTAGACGGTACTGCACACATTGATACGTTAGACGTAGATGTAAACGCTACCGTTGCAGGTACATTAGGTGTTACAGGCATTGCTACTTTTACTGATGATATTATTATTGGTGACGGCAAAACAATAGGCTCTGCTTCAGATGTAGATGCTATAACAATAGCGTCTAACGGTCAGCTTACACTTACACAAACTTTAATTGGTACAGCATTAGACATTAGTGGTGACATTGATATTGATGGTACATCTAACCTTGATATTGTAGACATAGATGGCGCAGTTGATATGGCCTCTACCCTGGCGGTTGCTGGTGTTTTAACAGGTGCATCTCTAGATATTAGTGGTGACATAGACATAGACGGTACTTCAAACTTAGACATAGTTGATATTGACGGTGCAGTTGATATGGCTACTACACTTACAGTTGGTGGTGAAATAACAGCAGCTAGTTTAGATATATCAGGAAACGTAGACATAGATGGTACGCTTGAAACAGACGCACTATCTTTAAATGGTACAGCAGTTACTGCAAGTGCAGCAGACATTAACCTTATAGATGGCATTACAAATGGCACAGTCATTGCAAGTAAAGTTCTTATAGCTGATGCAAACATAGACATTACAGGTGGTAGAAATATTACAATCTCTGGTGAACTTGATGCAGCTACACTTGATATCTCAGGTAATGCAGACATAGACGGAACATTAGAAGCTGATGCTATAACAATAGCAGGAGTTACTTTAGCAGAAACAATTAGTGATACTGTTGGAGCTATGGTAACAAGTAATACTGAATCAGGTATTGCAGTAGCTTATCAAGATGCAGATAATACTTTAGACTTTACAGTTGGTACTCTTAACCAAGATACAACTGGTACAGCAGCACTAGCTACAACTGTTACTATAACAGACAACGAAAGCACGAATGAAAACAATGCAATTATCTTCACAGCCGGTGGAGACTTAGATGGTGGTAACTTAGGCTTAG